GGGGGCCTTCAGGCCCGGCTTGCCGGGGTTCGCCTTGTTGTAGGAGGCTCGCCCTTTGGCGTTTAGCCCGCCCTTCTCGGACTTGCCCTCTTTCCTCGTCCATGCCGCTGTCTTAGCCATAGAACACCATTACTGAAGCAACTGTAGTCACATCAGCATATACGTTGGTCTGGAACAGTAAGCCTTCACCGGGGAACTCGATGTAGTCTGAAGCCGTAGCCCCAGCCAGAGTGTTCAGTGTGACTTTAATTGCGCCAGAAACACCGCCGTCGCGCAGAACAACGCTACCTGCACCAGCCGCTGGGACGATGTAGACAGCCTTCACACGCGTACGGGCGATAGTTTCGCCATTTTGATTCAGCATCTGCCCATCGGTTGTCCGTGGGGCACTAGCAAGAATATCGGTCTGCATATTAGCTCCTTACAATGAATTAAACCCCGTTACCGGGGCGAGCTAAATTAACCAGCAGAAACGGCTAAGGTACCAGCGTTATTCCAGATCGCGCCAGCAACGCCGGGATCAGATGTGGGAATAACTATAACGTTAGCGGTGCCAGTCATGCTGACATCTGCAGTGGTAGTAACAGCGCCCTGAAAGCCGTTTGTAGACACGACTGGGCCAGAGAATGTGGTTTGTGCCATGATATTTCCTTACATGCAAGTGTGGCGTATCTGTCTGCATGTCGTCAGCCGGGACTGTCAGATACACCGGATAACCCCGGGATGGTGTCAATATACAGTAAAAAGAAAAGGGGCGCAAGGCCCCTTTTCTTTGGTTTTATCAGGTCGAACCTGAAGTACCCCACATACCGAGGGGATCAGACCAGCCGAAGCTATAACGCTCGCGGGCCTTGTAACGCACGTTACCCGTATCGAAGTCACCGTCCATGCCTGTAGACATAGCGGTGCGAACGAAGTGCTTCATGCCGTTAGGAACGTCGGTCTTAATGAACCAAGCGTTGTTATCGGTCAAGAAGTGGTTAACGGTGTAACCCTCTGGGATTGAACCCATGCTCTTCAACGCGTTGATGTCGTTGTCGGCAGTAGCCACGCGCAAGTCGGTATCCAACAAACGCTTAGCAACGAACATCAGTGCTGGAGGCACGATCAACTTACGGGGCTTAGCAGCGATCAACAGACCACGCTCGTCTGTCCAAGCAGCGATTTGGATAACGGCGGCTTCCAAAGAAGTCTCGTTCAAATCGACTTGAGCAGCGGGAGTGTTGCTGTTTGTGCCACCACCAACCAAGGGGTGAGCAGTGCTGAACAGAGCAACGTTGTCACCACCCTTATAAGAGGCAGAGAAACCGTTGTTCAAAACAGCAGCAGCTTTAACCTGCTTGGTGTAAGCCATAGCACGAGCCAGAGCCTTGGTGTAACGAGCAGACAAGCTGTCGTACAGGTTATCTTCAACCGCTTCTTCAGTGATTGAGAAACCCAAAGCAATGGTTTCGTGGTTGTAGCGAGTAGTCCAAGCCTCTTGCGCGTTGTCATAAGCGATGGCAGAGCCTTCAGCCTTGACAGGTGCAGAGCCGAAGCCAGATAGCTTGGTCTCTTCTTCAAATGAGCGCTCAGAAGATTCAGTTTCGTAAACCTCTTTGTGCTCTTCGCCGTACTTTTGATACTCCAGACCAAACAATGCGTTTAAGCCGGGGAGCAGCTCTTTCAGTAATTGACTGCGTGAAATAGCCATTTTAATTTACTCCTTATAGGCCAACGTTGTTGGTCATCTGGTGAGCGCCGGGGTTGAACTTAACCAACACGTCGGGGTATGAATCACTCGCCGGAGAGACATGAGCAACGATACGGAACGCTGCTGCTGCGGTTTGCACCGTAGCATCCAAAGCCGAAGTAGAGTTACCAGTAGCGGTGTTACCCGTGCTGGTGCTCTGAGCAGCGGCAAAGAACGTGTTTGCTCCGATCACGGTTTGTGCGCCTGCGCCGTCAAGCTGGGCTTGGAACAGCACGTTTGGATCATCAACCACATACGCCTTGATAGCGCCGCTGTTAGCGGTGCCACTGGGGTAGTATTGCGCGTTGATAATTTGGCCTTGAGCATTGACGTACTGGCAACCGACGAAAACGCCGATACCACCAACGCCAGAGGTGCCACTGATGCTGTTAGTGGTCAGGTCTGCACCCGTACCAGTAGCCAGCGCAATGTAACCATCTGCTCCAATGATAACAACTTGACCATAGAACAGGTTTGTTGCCTCACCTGCTGGATCGATCAAGTACTCACTGACAGCGCCCGCATAGGGCATGCCGTCAGCACGTTTTACGGGTTTTAGACCGTAAGCTGATGCGGTATTTGCCATTTAAGGACTCCTAAAAATTAAGAACCAGAACCAAAAGTGACCTTCGATTTTCTGTCCGAGAACAGAGGCATGCGAGGATCATTCTCACGAAGAAAATTGTTGTCCACCGAATCCACTTGGGCTTGTGCTTGCTTCTCATAATAAGCAGCACGCTGCTGGAGGAACTCCTCCGGGATACGACAGAGCAACAGACCACCGATCTCAATATTCCCTTTAAAGCGGGTGTCTTGAGAAGCTAGGTGCATCATTTCAGGATAATCGTCGGTTTTACACGCTTCATACCCTTCGCGGAATTTTGCAGAGACGTTCTGTGGGTCGGGTTGACCCATCATACTCACCCGTACCCAGCGGTGTTTCCATCCGGGTCGGTCGTCTGGCGTGGGCAAAGTTTCCGGTGGACGCCATGCCTCGGCACGAGCGTACTGTTTACGTGAATCAAGTTCACGATCCAATCGGTTTTGTTGTCCAGCCATTTTTAAGCTCCATTCCGTAAGTTAGCAACCTGTTTAGCGTAAAGTTCTACTGGTACCCCAATTCGCTTAGCAATAGCGATCTGAGATGCCGTTAGCCTTACCTTATTAGGTGAGGTGCTGCGGGTAGCCGGAGCCACAACCGTAGCGGGTTTTGATGCACGGCGCGGAGGTTCATCCTCTTGAGCCGGTTCGGATGCTTGATTTTGAGGAGCACCACTACCCTCATCGCTCCCGAAATAATCGGGGAAGGTTCTACGCATAGTCCTATCAATTTCTTGGTAGTACCGATCCGTAGACGGATCAATTCCGCGATCTTCAACCAACTCTGAGTGCAGCCCTAGAGCGAACGCAGTCATGCGGCGATTTTGTCCAAACCAACCATTTTGACTGCGCCAATTTTCAGCGCGTCGGTCAACAGTTTGCGGCTGTTGTCGTATTTGTAACTCTTTTTCCTCAACTTGTAAAGGCTTTAAAGATGCTGTCTTATCAATTTTTAATGTAGCACGAGCGATCTGTTCTTGTGCTGCCACAATTGCATCAGTATCTCCCTCGTCATAAGCCGCTCGATAAGCCCGCTTAGCTGCCTCTAGTTCACTCTCAGCGACCTGTTTAGCCTGATCGATGTACTCTTGACTGCCAGAAGCCAATTGTCCTTGGAGCTTTCTATTCTCCTCGAATAGCTGTTTGGCGTACTCTTCTGCGGCTTGACGCTCGCGCAGAGCCGCTTCCTTCGCTCGACGCTCATCATGGTACCCACGAGTGAACTTTTTAATTCGTTTCTGTACCTTCTCGTCGTAAGAAGCTAATTCTTCCTCAGTAACTTCTTCGGGAGGCTCGGCAGGTTTACGGCCTCGATCCTCTTCTGGGGTGTCATCTTCTACCTCAAAAGAAAACTCTTCCTCTTCCGATTCTTGTTCCTCGGCTTTGGGTTCGTCTACTTCGTCGGGGAATTTAAACTCTTCGCCTTCAAACTCATTCTGTGCCATAAATTACTCCTTACGCTCGTGAGATTCCACGGGGGTCTTCCACAACTGCTTCAACCGAATCATCGTTAATGATGCGGAATTCACGGCCATGAATCTTCAGGCGGGTGCCTGAATTAGGTCGCACGACGATGAAATCGCCCTGCTTACACGACGGTCCACTGGGGAACCGAGTCGCATCTTTATACGCATCAGGACCAACTTTTACGACAAACAATACGGGGGTCAAAACCTCTTCGTAATGTAGTGTAGAGCCAGCTTTAATAATGCCACTTTCACTTTCAGCGAACTGCTCTATTGCTTCTGGAACAACGCACAGAAGATGGTAAGTTCTGGGGTCGGGCAACTGTTTGGCTTTCTCTTCAGCGGAGGTATTTAGTACCTTCGATAAATCAATAGCCGTAGCGTCAAACTCAGTCGTCGTCATTGGAATGCTCCATTCTTTGCACAAGGTCTCTGACAATAGACTCTGCATGCGTAAGACCCCGGATTACGCCACAGAGATACCGATACTCAGCGTAATCCGCTGCTCTACCGATGCTTAAAAAATCGCTCTGCTCTTGGCGGAGCTTGTCGAACTCCGTCAGCAGGTAATGAATTACTTTGTCGTCCATTCAACCTCCCGTTATTTTTTCGGTTGTTGACGAGGCTGAGACATCTGGGCACGCTCTTTCGCAATCTGTGCGCCTATCTTCATACCCTCTAGTTGGTCTTTAGACTTCAGGTTAGCTTTATCGGAAGCGACTTTTGCCCCAATCTGCATCGCAGCAATACGCTCCTGTGTCTGCAAGCGTTGCTTCTCGATGACAAGCTGGTCGGCTTTAGCCGCAGCGTCAGTAGCAAGTTTTTTCTCTTCCAACTCCATTTTCTTCATCTTGAGTTGCAGCTCTTGCATCTGCATCTGAAGCACGGGGTCTTGCATCTGCTGTTGAGCTTGTTGCTGCTGAGCTTCTGCTTGATCGCGTTGTAAGAGTCGAGCTGACGCCTTGGCTGCAAGCTGAGCCACTTGCGCTGCCACTTCCGGCTCCATATTCTTGTTCTGATCTTCAGACGGCATAGGCAGGCCAAGCTGCTCTTCGATTTGTTTGCGATACTCGAACGCCACGTGCTCGTTGATGTGCGCCATCATCGCAGCCTGCATCTGCTGCGCCATCGGGTTCTGACCCACGATCTGCATAATCTTCGGGTCTTGCATCGCTGCCATGTGCACAGCAATATGGGCCTGATGGTCTTGCTCGATAAACGCCTTGACAGGTTTGCCAGTAAGCAAGTTCTGGTTCTCCTGCACTGGATCGACTGGAGTCTGATCGTCCTCAATCGGCACCAGCTTGTCAGCGTTCTTCACACCCAACACCTCAATCATCTGACGGTGTAATAAGGGCAAGTTATACAACTGTGGTGCTGCTTGAGCCAACTGCATCACGGCCTGATACTGAACAACCTTCTGCGCCATCGTGCTAGCGTTAGGGTCGCTCACAGGAATAACATCGGTTACGTCATAGTCAACGCCCTTAGCCTTACGACCGCCAGTCTCAGGTTTGTAGTCGTAGTCATCGTCGGTGTAGTCACGGATGACACCCTTCAACAACTTAAACTCTTGGCGCATTGAGTAGTGCAAGCGAGCCTGCACAGCACCCATAACTTTCAACATACGCTCAAGGATGGCAAGCGTCGTACCCACAGGGGCATTAGCGCTCATATCGCTTACGTTCAAATCCCCAGCAGAGGCAAACGAGCGACCCTCCTGCACAATGTTCTGGAACAGAGCAAACAAAACTTGGCTCGGCTCTTTGTACGGCAGGTTAAGAATGTTGTCACGGATACTGCCGCTAGGCACGTCCACATCACGCCACTCACCGGGAGCAATCGGTGTGTCATCACCCTTGATACGCAAGCCTCGTGACTTCAAGCCACCGGGGAGGTTAGATAGAGTTCCTGCGTCCACCAACTGACGGATCAACATCGTGGCTGACTTGGCGTAACCACCAATCAAGTGGATAAGGCCGTATCCATAGAACCCGAAGCCAGGAATATACTGATAATGCACAAAGTGCATGCGCTTGGTCTGTAGCTCATCATCCTCGCGCCAATTGCGACGAATAGATAGGATGACCCCAGTACCCTTCTCGATAGTCACCACGTACGGCAGCGCGATGCCAGTCAGCTTGCCCTTATCATCCTTGTCCTCGTACCCAACCAAGTCCAACTCGACGTGCATCTCAAGGATACGGAAGCGGCTGTCGCTCGTCGCAGAAAACCCTTGTTCTTTGGCCTTCTGTTTCTCTACGTCATCAAGTTCGCTGCTAGGCTCGCCTAAGTCAACATCGCTATAAAACCCTGCGGCTTGTAACTTAAGAACTTCGTTCTTGGTCTTACGCATGACGTGCGTGACCCGCTCGGCGTTCTCTAAACTAGACGCTCCATAGGGCGCTACGATGTCCTCGGCGGGAACAAACATAGCAACCTGACGACCCTTGTTTGGATCGTAGTAAATCTTCTTGAAAGCGGAACCGGAAATAGGTAGACTCCACAACATGCGTTCATGTTCTGGGCGATATTCGGGCATGCCTTCTGTCAGCTCGTAGTTCATATCATCACGAACACGTTCTGCGGCGTCTTCTTTTTCAGGGGTTATTGCGCCCAAAATTTGGGTCTTAACCGGGCCGGAGGCGGGGAACGTCTCCATAATCGCTTCACTTTGAAAGCGCACAACTGATTCAGTGAGCATGGGATGGAATACACCACAAGCACCTTCCCACGGCTCCGTACGATCCTCGTACTTAAGGCCCAAGAGCTTCATACCCTCGACGTATGTCTCCATCCACTCTTTGCGGTCGTTTACGTCTTTCTCGAAATCAGCTACTAAGTCACCACCCAAGGAATCCAAATCTTCGTCGGACATAAAGTCTGCAAGGTTTGCATCGAAATCTTCTGCGGTTGGTTCTTGCTTTTTAAGCTCGATCTCCATACCACCCATTTCAATACTTACTGATTCTGGGTCTTCGATTTCGATTTCGACTTCTGGCTCAACCATCATGGCATCTTCAATACCAACGGGAGCTGCGTACAAACCTTTGTCGATTCCACTTGTAGCCATGCTTAATCCTTAAACTGTGTAATAGCGCTCTTTACTAGAGCTTCTGAAATACCGAATATCCTCTGGCTCATCAAGTGGCAACCGGAGGAACCCACCTTGACGGAAACGCATTAAGGCAAGCGTTGTCGCGTCAACCAAGTCATCGTGCTCTCCAGATGGGAAAGCCGCAATCTCGTCCACTAACTCTTCTGCCCATCGTGTTCGGGGCACCCAGACCTTGCCAGAGGCAATAATGTCTGAGACAGAGTTTAATCGTGCTATCTTGTCCTGTCCACGGCTAGGCGTGTACTCCTGCACAGGCACGCCCATCGAGCGTAACTCATATATAAGCGGAGCGCCACTGGCCTTTTTCTCGACAATCATCGAGTCAGGCTCCCATTGGTTGTACCAATTAAGCACATCGCGCTTGAGTTCTACCCACTCAACCCGCTTTTTATAACTGTCTAGAAGGATTAGATTGGGCGTATTGTTATCTTCTTCGTTGTACCAAACACCCCACGTTGTGCCCGCAGAATAGTCAGCCCGTTGGTTCTTCTCAAACGCCGTATCCCAGCTCTGGAGTATGTAATCGCACGGGGGTGGATCGTCCCCCTCCCACCATTGCCACCAATCACGTTTAATAATGGCCGATTCGTTACCTACAGGGTTCTGCTGATACTGTGCTTGCCACTTAGAGTTAGGAAGTTCCTCTTGCAGCGCACTTAATTCTTCTAACGACCAGAACTCAGGCCATAAGGGTTTACCCGAAGGTAGGATTGCGGGAAACTCGATCACT